TTGTTGCTATTGAAGATCCCAAGACTCTTGATATGGAATCAAACGAAGTAAACGTTCTTCGTGACCAGGATTCCTGGAAAAAGAAACTAGCTGCACAGCTAAAACTTAAGGCTGCTGAAAAGCGAAGCAGGATGTAAACCATACAATATTAGATCTCCCGAATAGTTTCGAATAAAACTACTTATTAGGAGGTCTATATGATATGAGTACTTTCAAAGAACACAAGACAATTGCAGATAGATCATCTGCTGATCGTTCTCGTCACAGGAAAAAGATCGAACGTGCTATAAAAGATAGCATAAGAGATGTTGTTGCTGAAGAAAGTATTATCGGACAAAACGGAAACAAGAAGGTTCGGATACCTGTAAAGGGTATTAGAGAGCATCGTTTTGTTTATGGAAGTAATGAAAATAATAAAAAGGTTGGCTCTGCCCAAGGGCACGATATAAAAGAAGGTCAACAGATAGGTAAGAAACAAAAACAAAGAGGACAGGGCAATGGCGATAAAGCTGGGAATGAAGCCGGCGAAGAGATGTATGAGATTGAGATGTCCTTGGAAGAGTTGGCAGAATACTTATTTGCAGACCTAAACTTACCAGATCTAGAGAAGAAGCGCTTCAAGTTTATCACTGAAGAGAAAATGAAGCGTAAAGGTAAAAGACCTTATGGTATTCGACCAAGATTATCAAAAAAAGAAACAATAAAACAAAAGATTAGAAGAAAAAAGGCTGCTATAAAAGCTGGTACACACGACCCAGAAAGTGATGATCGCTTCACTTTCCATGAGAGTGATCTTAGGTACAAACATATAGCTCCTGTGCAAAAAGACAATACTACAGCCGTAATCTTTTTTATTATGGATGTTTCTGGCTCTATGACCAAGTCTAAAAAGTTTTTAGCTCGTAGTTTCTTCTTCTTGTTATACCAATTTATCAACCATAGGTATTCTTCAGTTGACGTGGTGTTTATCTCCCACACTTCTGAAGCTTTCGAGGTAAATGAAGAACAGTTCTTCACGAGGGCTCCCAGTGGTGGTACGCTTGTCTCTACAGGATTGGTAAAAGCGGAAGAGATCATTGAAAAAAGATATCATCCAAACAACTGGAATATTTATACATTCTATTGTGGTGACGGGGATAACTGGTCTACAGACAATGATAATGCTATAGAATCTTTCAAACGCCTAAAAGAGATGAACCAGATGATGTGCTATACTGAGATTGGCGAAATTTCAAAGTACGAACACGGTAGCTTCTTTCAAACTTTCGGATCAGTCGAACTACTTTGGGACAAGGTTACACCATTGGAAGACAAGTCTTTTAAAAAAGTTAGACTTGGTACTCATAATGATATATGGAAATCGTTCAAGAAACTGTTTGGAGGCAAGTAAATGGCTGACTGGTCTATGGAAGAACTTCAAGATTGGGATGATAAAATCTGTGAACTTGGAGAAAAGTTTCGTCTAGATTGGTACCCAATAGCATATGAAATATGTGATTATAAAGAAATGATTGGTCACATGGCTTATTCAGGTCTGCCAACGCATTATAGGCACTGGTCATATGGAAAATCTTTTGATCGCATTCAAACAGAATATAACTTGGGTATGTCTGGCTTACCGTATGAAATGATTATCAATTCCAACCCCAGTATTGCATATCTGATGACTGAGAACCCTATGCCTACTCATATCCTAACAATGGCACACTGTGTTGGTCACAGTGATTTTTTCAAAAATAATAGAATGTTTTCTGAAACTCGTGCTGATACTGTTTTGGATCGATTTAAGGCTGCTGGGAAAAGAGTTAAGAAATATATGGAAGATCCCAATATAGGTGTTGAGAAAGTAGAAAATATACTTGACGCTTGCCACTCAATCAGATATCAGGTGCCCCGAACTCCTGGAGTAAAAAGAAGGGATCATAAAAAACTAAGAGAGTATTATAAAAATTTAGTTCTCAATGATACCACCGGAAAATGGGATAACTTTGATCTGAATAAGGTACCACTTGAACCAGATCAAAACCTTCTCAAGTTCCTTGCTGAACACAACCCAATGCTTGATTCTTGGGAGAGAGACTTGATTAATATTGTCGCTGACGAATCATCTTACTTTGTTCCGCAAGCACTTACCAAAGTGATGAATGAGGGTTGGGCGGTTTTAATGCATGAAAAGATTGTTCAGGAGTTGAATATGCCTGATGATTATTATCTTTCTTTTATTCGCCTTCATAATCAAGTCATACGACCTCATTTAGGTAGAGTCAACCCTTATCATCTTGGGTATAAAATATTTAAACATATTGAAAACACAATGGGGTTTGAGGAATGTTTGCGTGTAAGAGAGACACATAATGATGAAACCTTCATTAAAACATACTTCGATCTTGATTTATGCAAAGAGTTGAATTTATTTACTTACTCTACAAATCGTACAGACGGAGTTACTCGAATACGTGATGTTTCTGGGCAAGAAAGCTGGAGAACCATCCGTGACGAGCTAATTAAAAATATAGGGCTCAATTCAGTTCCCGTGATAATGGTGAAAGAACTTACAAAAGACGGAACACTAATCCTGGAACACGAGCACGATGGAAGAGATCTTGAACTAGCAGAGGCTAATAAGGTATTTTCTTTTATAAATGATTTATGGTCTGGAAATATAAGGTTTACAACAATCATAGAAGACGAAGAATGGGAGTTCTAAAAAATGTCTAAATCAACAAAATCAGATAAGTTTTTAAAACTTATAGAAAAGCATAAAGGTAGAAAAAAAACAGAGAAGTTCTCTGGATCTATGGAAGATTACCTCAAGATTGTAGAAAAGGATTCATCTGTAGCTAACTTAGCCCATAAAAAACTTTATGATGTATTGGCTGATAAAGGTGTCACTAGAATGTCAACTACTAACTCCCGCTGCAACAAATTGTTTGGTGGCGAAGAAGTTCGTACCTATGATTATTTTCAAGACAAGTTTTTCGGTATGGAACGCTCCCTTGCTAAGATTATGCGCTTCTTGCGCTCTGCTGCTATGAAAGGCGAAGAAAGTCGCCAAGTACTCCTACTTCTCGGTCCTGTAGGTGCTGGTAAATCCGCCCTTATGGAGCATATCAAATCTGCACTAGAGATGCTTGAGCCAATGTATCATATTGATGGTTGTCCAATTCACGAAGAACCACTACACTTGATACCAAGATCTCTGCGTGATGAATTCCACAAGATATACGGCATAAAGATTGAAGGCGATTTATGCCCAGTTTGTCGTCACAGGCTGGCAGAAGAGTTTAATAATGATTATATGTCTATGCCTGTTACTCAGTCTTCCTATTCTGTTCGTGGTCGCCGTGGTGTCGGCGTTGTTCCCCCAATGGATGCTAACAGTCAAGATGTAACAATCCTTGTTGGTAGTGAAGATATTTCAAAACTCGATCTCTACTCAGAAGATGACCCAAGAGTATTGTCTCTAAATGGTGCCTTTAATGTTGGTAATCGTGGTATCGTTGAGTTTGTCGAGGTTTTCAAGAATGAAATCGAGTTTCTCCACACAATGATTACCGCTACTCAGGAAAAATCAGTACCTTCGCCAGGTAAAGGACCAATGATTTATTTTGATGGTGTTATTTTAGCTCACTGCAATGAGGCTGAGTGGAATAAATTCAAGTCTGAGAATACAAACGAAGCTATCTTGGATCGTATTGTCCGTGTAAACGTACCATACTGCTTGGAAGTTCCAGAAGAGAAAAAGATTTATGAAAAAATGTTAGGTCTTTCTGATTTTGATGGACACATTGCTCCTCATACTCTTGAGGTGGCTGCTATGTTTGCTGTCTTGAGTCGTCTTCATCCTTCAAACAAGGTCGATCCATTGACCAAGATGAAGCTTTATGCTGGTGAAGAGGTCATTGAAAAGGGGCATGTTAAAAAAGTAGATATCAATGACCTTAGAGATGAGGCTAGAGATGAAGGAATGACTGGAATTTCTACTCGATTTATTATGAAAGCTATTGATGCTGCCTTATCTGATAGTGATAAGAATATGGTAACACCTATTTCTATTCGAGAAGCATTGATCAAGCAAGTAAAAGATCAGATTGTTGTTGAGGATGACAGAAATAGACTTCTTGAGTTCCTTGGTAAGACTCTTCACGACGAATATTTGAACATCCTAGAGAAGGAAATAACAAAAGCCTTTGTTTCTGCTTATGACGAGCAGGCAGAATCGCTTTTCAATAACTATCTTGACCATGCTGAAGCTTATGTCAATATGAATACTGTAAAAGATCGTGTAACAAATGAAGAAATCAATCCTGATGAGGCTTTTATGGCTTCTATCGAGGAACAAATCGGTATTGTAGGCACAGCAAGAGACAACTTCAGGGTAGATATTACTGCTTATATGTTTTCTAAGCTCCGCAGGGGCGAAAAAGTGGATTGGATGAGTTACGCACCGCTTAAAGAGGCTATTGAAAGCAAGCTAACATCCTCAGTAAAAGAAATTTCAAGAATTGTAACAAAATCTAAGAGCCGTGACAAGAAACAACAAGGAAAATACAACGAAATGGTAAAAACCTTGATTGAAGAGTATGGATATAATGAAGATTCTGCTGAAGAAGTTATCAAATTTGCCTCAAATAACCTATGGAGAGATAGTTAAGCCATAAAATATTGTATTTTGCTTAAAAAATAAGCTTTTACAAGTAAAATAGCTGCATAGTTATTCAGGGATGACGTTTGTGACAAATAAAGAGGCAGAAATTTCAGAAAAACACGTTGTAAATGGGTATGCCATTGAAGAATTGCCTACAGAGGCGCTGCCTTTGGGTACACTATGTCGTACCAAGCGTTTTGATCGACTAGGTGTAATAGTTGACGCTTTTTATGGCGAAAAAGATCAAAATGGCAACAAAATCATCTTTTATACAGTTCTTTCTTTCCCAGAACAGAGTAAAGTGACATTTAATCAAGATGAAAATCCTTATTTTTTATCAAACGAGTATGAATATGACATCATCGGCTATTTGATGTTGAAACCGATCGATATTTCTATTTTTTCATCAATTTTAAGAGATCATATGTTATGAAAACTCAACCAAAAGCTCTAATATTTGATATGGATGGAACTATTACAGATAGTGGGCAACCAATCAGTAATGAAATGATTCTAGAACTGAGATCACTAAAGCCAGGACTAAAAAAGCATCTTGTAACTGGAGCTAGTCTGGCTAAAGTAGAAAAACAAATACCAACTACTGTTTTGCTTGGTATTTTTGACAGGGTTTATACTTGTAACGGAACAATGGTTTATAACTGCGACCTAGATATGGACGATGAAACAAGACCAATAGAACCTGACCTTATCCATCAAGTGAGACTAAAAGATCACTATAGTGATGCAGATATAAATCATATAATAAGTGTCTTGTTGAAAATAGCAGCGAAAACTCATACTAAAATTAAAACAGGGACTTTTATAGACTGGAGAGAGAGTCAAATCAATTTTTCTGTTATAGGTCGAAACTGTACATTATCACAAAGAGAAGACTACGTTCTATGGGATAACAAAAGCAACGAAAGAAGAAAGATCATACAACAACTTAGAGAAGAGTTCACAGGCTGGGGATTATCATTTCGTCTTGGTGGTCAAATATCGATAGATATATCAAGGGAAGGGTGGGATAAGAGCTATGCATTTGAAAATATGTTACAGTCACCCAGTGATTGTGTTTTCTTTGGAGATAAAATAATAAAAGATGGAAATGATCTTGACATAGCAATGAAATGCGCTTATTATCATAGCGTAGAAAGTCCAGCAGATACTATACTTCAGATTCAGGAGTACAAATGAGTGATCACAGCATTTACTCTACTGGTTGCTATTCTATTAGCCCTAGTTTTGCCTGGTGGTACAATAATCCTATTCGTTTGGCTAAACTCAAAGCCCGCATCGAAGCAAAAAGAAATGTTGAAGAAAATAAACAAAAAGAAAAAGATCGCTTTGAAAAGATTACAGAGGGAACAATCTCTGTATATGCGTAATAAAAAAAACAAGAAAAAGTAATTTATTCTCAAAAAAGCTTGACTCTAAGCCCTGCTGTGGTAATATACTAATGTAAGGGAGATAGATAAATGGCTATTGCTAATCCTGAAGTTGAGTTTCATATGAACGGCTTTCTTGACCAGTGCGTGGAGCTTCTTAATGATCACTATGATTCTAAGTTCCCGACGTTGCCTCGCCCAGAGGTCAAAGTCAAGTCGGGTGGTAAATACTACAAAGTTTACCAAGATGGCGGCGAGTACCACCGAAGCGTTTGGTTCTTCGTCAGCAAAGAGGACGGCTTGATTTGGAAAGCTGCCTCTTGGAAAGCTCCTGCTCGCAACTTCCCTCGTGGAAACATTCTTGAAGACAAAGCAAAAGACGTCATCCACGTCTATGGATTATAGGAGAAATAAAATGAGAAGTGTTCTTATTTTTGCTTCCCTTCTTTTGGCTAGCGGTTGCTCACATAAACAGCTTGCTTCTATTCAAATTAAGAATGGAGACACACTAAGTGAGTTGGCAGTCAAGCACAAAATCAGCCAAAAGAAGCTTAGGAAATTAAATCCTAACATTAAAAACCCAGACTTGATTTTTCGAGGCAAGAAACTAGTATTGAGAAAAAAATAATGCCACTGAAAGACAACTTTAAAGTAGGTGATATTGTATATCGTATCGATACTACCACCTACCCCACTACAGTTTATACTGATGATGTAGGATTGGTAGAAGATGAAGAAAATATGCACGGTACTATGCTTTACAAGATACGATTCAAGGATATAAAGAAGGATTGGCACTGTGCAGTCAATATTATGAATGCACATGACTATTATGATGGCTATGGGAGATAAGATGAAAAAGAAATATACAAAACGAAGATAAGTGTTAGGGGTAAACCCGAACCGATCTGGCAGGAAGCATAAAGAGCCAGCGTCCCTACCTTCAGTACCCACATACCTTTGAAGAGTTGCGTGTGGAAGACGGATTGTAGGGTTAGATACAAAATGGGATAGGAGCCCAGATGCACTTGGGCGAAAACTCTTCAAAAATGCGCTTGTAGCTCAGTGGTAGAGCGTTGCCTTTACACGGCAGGGGTCGTAGGTTCAAACCCTACCGAGCGCACCAAAGGAGTTGTTATGTTAAAGGTTTTGGGAAAGGTGCCAAGGGATCTTACGGTCGCCGTTTCAGGCGGTCCAGATTCTATGGCTATTCTAGATTTTCTTTCAAACAACCATAATGTAACAGCAGCATATTTTGATCACGGTACTTCTTTCGGAACTAAATGTAAAAGTTTTGTAAAAGAGTTTTGTGATAGCCGTGATATTGATCTTGTGGTTGGTGTTAATTTTAATGGTTGCCCGCAAGGTGAGTCCCTCGAAGAGCATTGGCGCAATGAGCGTTATAAGTTCCTTCACAGTTTTGATGAGACGGTCATTACAGGTCATAACTTAGATGACGTGATAGAGTGGTATTTATTCTCTTCTATTCACGGGCTTGGTAAGATTACCCCTTATCGCAACCAAAACGTTATTAGACCTTTTATGTTATGTCCTAAACGATCCTTAGAGGATTGGTGTAATAGAAAGTCTATCCCATATCTTACAGACCCAGCAAATGAAGATAAGCAGTTTATGCGCAGCATCATTCGGCACGATATTCTGCCAAATGCAAAGCTCGTAAATCCAGGGATCGAAAAGACAGTCAAAAAACTAATTGAAAAAAGTTATCAAGAACTTTCATAAAAGCTTGACTTCATAATAATAAATGATAATATAGTATTGTAAGGAGAGAGCTATGAATTGCTTTCAGATCGAAGTCCGTGGTGTCACTTTCACAATCTGGGCTCCTACAGTCCAGGATGCTTTAGAAACATTTATGATTGATATGGATGTGTATGAAGTTCCAAAAGACGCTGTTTCATTCAAGACTCCTGAATTTGAGGAAGAAGACATCTTCCCAGCAGAGTGTGGTGGATTCTAGTTGTTGAAAAAAGAGAACATTAGAGAAATGCTGATAATCTTTGGAAGTGCTATAGGTATTGTTTTGGCTTCCTATTTTATGCAAATGATGCATGGAGTTTGATAATGAATATTAAGAAGATTCTTTTCTACCCTGAAAGTCACGAAGGTGCTGGTGGCTTGCGTTTGTGGGTTGCAGTTGTTTTGATGACTGGTGTTTTTCTTGCTTGCGGATATCTTGAAGGAGTTGATGCCGCTATTTATTCTCCGAAATAAAAGGTATAAAAAAACAAAAAAACACTTGACTTTCATTGGATCTATAGTAATATAAGGTTGTAAGGGAGAGAGATATGAAGCTCAAAGCTGCTATCAAGAAAATCGAAACTCGTGCTAAAGTTGTAGACCGCAAGGTTGACATCACTCAAAATGACTATCATAATAATGGTCAAGTAAAAGTCTATGTTCGTTTTGAGGATTCTAATCAACTTCTTTCATTCTGGACAAATAGTGATGGAAGTATTAGTTCTCCTCACACAGTTCGGGATGGCTTGAAATCAGATCCTCATACTGATTATTTTCCTGGTACCTTTTGGGATAACTTGACGCAAGCACTGAATACTATTGTTCCGTTACCTCCCAAATACTCTGTTGGTTCGTTGGTTCGTTTTAAGGATAATAAGCGTAACAACCGTTGGAAGTTGGCAGGAAAAGTTGCTCTAGTTATGCAGGCTGAGTCTGGTGGTAACTATAAGGTTCAATACCCTGGATCAGATAATGGTTATAACCCTTTCTATTCTGAGCGTGATTTAGAACTTGTTTCTTAACATTTTCTTTTGTTGCCCATAAAATGGGTTTATCAGCTTGGTCTTGCTGGCTGGTAATAGTTGAATGAAAACTGAATATTATCTTTATGGACCTGTATCATAATTGGTTAATGACGTCGCCTCATAAGCGATTCTATCGGGGTTCGAGTCCCTGCGGGTCTACCATAAGCTTCCTTAGCTCAGCCGGATAGAGCAACGGCCTTCTAAGCCGTAGGTCGGAGGTTCGAATCCTCCAGGGAGTACCATTCGCCGCTTTAGCTCAGTTGGTAGAGCATCGGTTTTGTAAACCGACGGTCATCCGTTCGAATCGGATAAGCGGCTCCAAAAAGATACGCTGCTAGGTTACCTTAAAACTATTTAATTTAGTTACGGGGATATAGCTCAGTTGGTAGAGCGGTACGTTAGCAACGTATAGGTCGTGGGTTCGAATCCCTCTATCTCCACCAAGAAGTGCAATTCTAGCGTAGGAGGCCCTATCGTCTAGTGGTTAGGACATCGCCCTTTCACGGCGGTAACCGGGGTTCAAATCCCCGTAGGGTCACCATTTGGAAGGATGACCGAGAGGCCGATGGTGCAGCATTGGAAATGCTGTGTAGGGCAACCTACCGAGGGTTCGAATCCCTCTCCTTCCTCCATAAATTAAGCTCCCTTTTGGGGGGCTTTTTTTATATCTAAAAATAAATGTAAAAAAGGGTGAATAAAAATCTATATAAAACGTTCAAGGCAGTGTCGATGATAAGACAAACTGTCAAAGACAACGACCGTTTCTGTAAAACGATAAGTTACAAATAAGTTTTCCAAATAGTTTTCATAAGTTATATTTCTCTCTTTTTTTCGGAGGAATAAAAGTATGGCTGTATTTTCGCCAACTAATGCCAAAGTGCATTTTAAAGCTTATGATGGATCATTTACCGATTTTCTTGGTAATACAGCAATAACACAAAATAATGGTGTAGCAATGTCTTCTGCTCAGAAATTGTTTGGGCAGCAGTCAATGTACATGGCTAGCTTTAGTGATAGTATTACATTCAATACCCCTAGTGTATTTGATGTAGGGACTGGAGACTACACAGTTGGTTTCTGGTTTCATCCTACTCAATTCACTTCATATGATAGGTTGTTTGCTACAGGTCCTGATTCAGGAGGAAATCCTCTCCGTATTTATAATCATAATGGATCTATTCAAGTTTATCTTGAAGACGATGACGAAAGTCCAGGTGATGCTGCACATGATCTGCTCTTTAGTTATTATCTTGGTGCTGGTGCTACTAATAAATGGTGGCACATTATGGTCCAGCGTAATTCTGGAACAACAAGATTATATGTTAATGGCACTGAGCAGCGATCTTCAACTGTATCATATGAAATTGATAATTCATCTAGTCCAACACTAGGTGCTGATATTAATGCAGCAGCTACCGGGGTAAAAGGATATATTCAGGACTTCTTCTGGACAGATGAAGCAGTATCTTTTGATCAAGCTGATTTTACCCCCGCTTCTGCTGAACCAATCACATTTCATACTGGTGTTCCATCTAATGTTTCAATAACTCCCTCGGCTAATTCTGTAGCCCAAGCAGGTGATTCTGTTACACTCTCTTGGAGTGTTTCAGGGGAAACAAAATTAGAGTTACTTAAGTACGTCGGCGGTATACTTAGTAGTACTGAAGATGTCTTAGGACTCAGTTCTAAAACAGTTGCAATTACAGAAACGGTTTCATATAAACTCAGAGCTACAAATGACAATTCTGCTGTAGACTCTGCGTCGGTCCAAATAACTCTTAATGGAGGAAATAACATGCCTAAAATCGCTGTCGCTGATGTTCAAGGTTTGGTTCTACAAAAATCTATGGTAGATTCCGGTGGTGGTCTTGCTGACGTAATGCACGCAGAAGATCCAACTAACGGTTCTGCTGAAGATAAGTTAAATTTAGTTCTTAGTAATATGCACCAGTCTCAAGGTGCAATGAGTGCTTCTATCGACGCTCGTATCTCTGCTGATGAAGACGCTCTAGCTGCTGAAGTCACTGCTCGTGGTGCTGCTGACTCTTCACTCGAACTACGTTTGAGCAACGAAGAAGACGCTCTAGCTGCTGAAATCGCTGCTACAGACGCTGAAATGTCTTCTATGGAAACCCGTGTTGCTGCTGAAGAAGTTCGTGCTGGCAATGCAGAAGCTTCACTCGAAGTACGCTTCAATGATGATGTAACATCTATTGACGGTCGTGCTGTTGGTATTGAAAACGATCTCAATACTGAGATCACTGCTCGTGGCGCTGCTGACTCTTCTCTTGAACTACGTTTGAGCAACGAAGAAGACGCTCTAGCTGCTGAAATCGCTGCTACAGACGCTGAAATGTCTTCTATGGAAACCCGTGTTGGTGATGAAGAAGCTGCTCGTGCTGCTGCTGATGCTTCCCTAACAACTCGTGTTGCTGCTGAAGAAGCTGCTCGCTCTGCTGCTGATGGTTCTCTTGAGACCCGTCTTGGCGACGAAGAAGCTGCTCGTGCTGCTGCTGATGGTTCCCTAACAACTCGTGTTCTTGCTGCTGAAGATGCTATTGTTGTTGAAACAAATGAGCGTAAAGCTGCTGACTCTTCACTCGAACTACGTTTGAGCAATGACGAAGACGCTTTGGCTGCTGAAATCGCTGCTACAAACAGTGATGTCTCTTCTGTAGACGTTCGTGTTGGTGCTGAAGAAGTTGCTCGTGCTGCTGCTGATTCCTCGCTTGAACTACGTTTGAGCAACGAAGAAGACGCTCTAGCTGCTGAAATCGCTGCTACAGACGCTGAAGTATCTTCTATTGAAACTCGTGTCGCTGCTGAAGAAGTTCGTGCTGGCAATGCAGAAGCTTCCCTTGAAGTGCGTTTCAACGACGACGTAAACTCTATCGACACTCGTGTTGTTGGTGTTGAAAGCGATCTCAACACTGAAATCACTGCTCGTGGTGCTGCTGACTCTTCGCTCGAACTACGTTTGAGCAATGAAGAAGACGCTCTAGCTGCTGAAATCGCTGCTACAAACAGTGATGTTGGCTCCATCGACACTCGTGTTGCTGCTGAAGAAGTTGCTCGTGCTGCTGCTGACTCTTCGCTTGAGACTCGTCTTGGTGATGAAGAAGTTGCTCGTGCTGCTGCTGACTCTTCGCTCGAACTACGTTTGAGCAATGAAGAAGACGCTCTAGCTGCTGAAATCGCTGCTACAAATGCTGATGTTGGCTCTATCGACACCCGTGTCGCTGCTGACGAAGCTGCTCTAGCTGCTCACATTGCTGACTTCGCTTGGGATGGTGTTGACACCATGATCATCGGCGGTCTTGCCAAGTTCGAATTCGAAACTGGTCTAAACGCTGGCGACCCAATGAAGGTAACTATCACTAAGAAGTAATTCTTTGTAGATTTGCTTAGCATTCTAGGTTTTATTGAAAGGGGTGGCTTCGGCTGCCCCTTTCTTATTTTAAGATTATATTTATTGTATGCCGAAAAAAACGAACATAAAAACACTAATCTTAAAATCTCAATATGTATCCGAGGATTACCAGGATACAAAAGATAAAATGAGTGGTTACAGAGATGCGTTCTATAAGGATTTTCCAGAAGAGTTCAAGAGAATGATAGCGGCTCAAAATAAAGAGTCAGAACAAAACACAGTTGAAAGCAGTAATACAGAAGTTGTTATTGAAGAAGAAGATATCGAAGATATTGATGGTGGCAAGCCAAAATCAAAGACAATGAGAAACCTTTATCGTCGCATTTCGAAAATAACACATCCAGACAAAGTAGAATCAGAGTTTCTAACCTCGTGCTTCAAAAAGGCATCAACTGCATATTCAGAGAATGATGTGGGAGCATTATTTGCCATCGCCGCAACTCTAAATATTGATGTGTCAGATATAGATGTTACTGAAATCACCAGAGAGTTAGAGGACTCTATAGCAAGCAAAATGATGAACACTATGATGATGAAGTCAAGTCTTGCCTGGATGTGGGCAAATGCCGAAACGGAAGAGGAAAAAAACAAAGTAAGAGAACTTGTTGCCAAACATGTAAAAGATAACTACTAAATACAATATAATAATCTAGGAGTAAGTGAGATGGAACCCAAGAAGATTGATATCAAATTAAGTGTGAAGAACTTTAAAGTAGGCAAAATCCTTCATACAGTTTTGTCTGAATATATTGCAGATTTTGAAAGAGAACATCCTCGAATCTTACCAAGTCTTTATCGAGCGCTCAGGAGCAATGACGCAAGAACAGCCAAAGAATATATTGAACATTTCAAGAAATCATTAGATACATTATCAGAACAAGTAAATGAACTACAAGGCTCCATCAATGATTATATGTACAGTCAGTTAGAAATAGAAGAAGGAAAAGCTGTTCCATTTATTGATACGGATGGTAACCAAACTTGGTCTCTAAAAGATGATGAAGATATGGTTCTTGGTGGTAAGAAAGAGTCAAAACCTAAGAAAAAAACCACACCAAAAAAGAAGGCACCAGCTAAAAAGCGGGCATCAAAGAAAAAGACTAAAAAAGAAGAATAACTAACGACCGATACAAAGGTCTTCAAATATAGCTTTTATCTGCAAGAATACAGTTTCTGAGTTTGCAGTTGGAGTATAAAGCCTATCTCTTTCACCTCTTACACAATTGATAAATGTATTGTGATGTTGCTCAAGAGCAAATACAAATAATTCAAACCCTAAAGTATTTGATATATTTGCAACTTCAAAACAAGACATAGGATGCTGGTTCATTGTCTGTGCTTCTTCATCAGTCATTGTTATAATAACTTTCTGTGCCTCTGGTCTCCACGAAAACGGATATGTATTCATTGACCAATACATCGTATCTATTGTGGGTTCTTGTCCAGCACTGTCAATCATTCTGCCAGCTTCTATCACAGCAAGAAACTCATCAGCGGGTACAAAATCAGACACCATTCTTGCGAGGTGATATGCGGGTCTTAGGTCGTTACCTGCCCTAGCACCTACAACAACTAGTCCAAATCGAAACTGGCTCGTTATCGGGTCGTCTAAAAGAGGAGTTATACCTTGTATCATTGAGTCTATCTCGTCTCTGAAGGAACCAGATATATCGAGAACAAAAACCAAATCTACACCACGGGTATCAAACCCTTCATCAACTTCTCCATCACAATCATTATCAAGATCATCACAGCGCTCCATTACAGGAAGAACCTGACTATCACAGGGTCCTCCAAAGTTACCATCAGTACAATATCTGATACCTGCTCGACACTCTCCGACACCAAGTGTTCCATCTGGACCTTCGTAGCAAACTACAGCAGTTGTATTGGGAAGACCTTCATCAACGGTTCCATTGCAGTTATTATCTATGCCATCACATATTTCCTCGGCTGGTCCTGTGTGTCCGTCACAATATAAAACACCATTATAACAACTCATTACGCCTGGTTTGCAGATTCCAACTCCATAATCTATATTTTCTTCGAACCCACATAGTTGATGTTCTTCTGGGTAAGTTTCGTCGATGACCGCATCACAATCATTATCTATGCCATCGCATATTTCCTCTTCTGGTCCTTTAGCTCCTTCACATTCTGACCACCCACTAGTTGTGCAGGTTCTTAAACCGTAAGAGCATTGACCGGCACGCTCAACAATATCAATAGAATCTGCATTGGGAAAATTCTGTCCATATTCATCACAGACGAGTTTATCTCCAGGTACACATTCTAACTTGACTAAGCGATCGTCTTCACAGGCGATGACAAAAAGTATGATGAAAGAAAAAAACCATTTCATTTCATTGTTGCCTGAACACATTCTTCATATGTTGGATATAAAGTCATTGACAAAACACTGCTGTTAAAAACCCTAAACCTCATTTTATTCAGAGGTAAATCTTCTATCTTATATGAAGATGTTAGAATTAGTGGTGGCGAAGATTGAGGCTGGTTTGGCATACTAAAAGCCAATAATAAAGAGTTACCAGGACCACTTTGCAAAATTCCAGATATATATCCATCTTTAATAACTTCTGGAATACCTATTTGAGCAGATGATGTGTCACCAGCAAAAGTGGTTACCTGATCACTTATATGAATGACCCATTTGCAGTTATCGTGTTGTCCTGGGGTATAAAAAGTACTCTTCTTTGCAATTATTATTGGATACTCAAGGTTTGCCATGGTATAATAATAGTATGAAATTACACCAGATAATGCTAGTAGTATAAGAAGTAACTTTTTACGGTTTGATGATACAAGGGTACTGAACATATTACTCTCCTTAGTGAAGAGGTTTTATTTCAACTACCTCTCCTTTTGGCGATAAAGTTATAAAAGGCATTTTCTTTATCTCTTTAGTATGTAGATTTTTGTTTGGGCTTTTTGTTTCTTTCTCTAACCAAAACAAAATCTGTGTTTTCTCTTTTACTTCGCCGACGTATGACCATTTACCTTCAATTTTCTTCCATACGACAGGAAAGTCTAGATTTGGGCTAGAAAGCAATAAAGATCCCAATAATAGAATACTAGACTTCATGTTTTATTCCTCGAAAATGAAAATCATTATTTGATTTACTGAGGATAAATAGTATGCCCGGAGCATACTTACTTTATTATGAAGAAAAAAACATCACTTTACGTCAAGTTTCTTATTGTCGGACTCTTGAGTCTTACTAGTTGTACAAGTGGTTGTAAAACAGTGAATGTCAATATGTCTAATATGTGGTCTGAAAAGCCGCTTCCAAGAGAGGCATTCGCTCAAATTAAACATTCTATTTTGCTTGAAGGTTGTGGATTAGATCCTAAAACTGGAGAAAAGAAATGTCAAAAAGCAAATATGAGATATGTCTCTTCTGGTTCTTTTGTTTTTCACAGCGAAGTATCCAATAGTGTTTCATATGTTTTGACTGCTGGTCATTCTTGTGAAAACAAAATACCTACTTTGCAGAAAGTAGAGGGCATAATAATATCGAACAAAGGATCAACCTTTAAAGTTGTTGATTTACAGGGTCAACATTATAATGCAGAAGTTATTATGACCAATAAAAGATTCGATCTATGCTTATTGAAAGTGACTGACGTATATAAAAGATCAAAAATCCTAAGACTTGCTGACAAGGAACCAAATCGTGGAGATTTAGTTGCAAATTTAGCTGCACCTCATGGTTTGTTTTGGCCTGGGTCGGTGCTTATTTTCAAGGGATATTTTTCAGGATATCATACACTTGGATATTCTGTTTATACAATACCAACTAAACCAGGCTCAAGCGGGTCAGCCATTGTAAATAAAGACAATAAACTTATAGGTCTTATATTTGCTGGCTATCCTGCGATCGAGAACGTTGCTTTATCGTCTCCCTTGGTAGCTATTCGGGTATTTTTGAAAGAGAGCATTTCTTTGGCAGAGATGAATTTATGGGAAAAATCCAATAAACCAGCGTCTGGAAGTCAAATAAATGAGACTTGGATAACTAAAATGAAATACTCTTTAGATAAAGTGTTTGGTAAGTAAATACTTATAAAAACACCTAGAGGATAACAAAATGGCATTTTTAGGAAAACAACCACCTGTACCCAATATCAATGGGACAGCTTTCAAGAGTAGGCCAACTGGAGTTGGTATTATACGAACAGGACTATCAGGAGATTCAAATACCTCTCCACTGAATATTACAACCGCTGGCGTATTAGTCCATACTACTACAGATTATGCTTATGATGAAGTGTTTTTATGGGCATCTAATCACGACTCAGGTGCAGCAAGTCGAACTCTGACTCTTGAGGTAGGCGGCACTGGTACTTTTGCTGACGCAGATAAAACAATCGTCGTCGATATCGATAAAGAGACAGGTCTCGTGCAAGTATACCCAGGGATCCCACACAAGCAAGTATCAATATATGCAAAAGCATCAACTAATAATGCTATTAATATATTTGGTTATGTGGATCGTCACTTTAGGACTGATCTTAGTGACGAGACTCTTGGATATGATGCTGGGGCATCATAGATTTTATAATGGCAAAAAGAAGAAGTCTTGGTCACATATCTGTTGCCCACGCCCTTAAAAGCGCAGTAAAAAGACATATTGATCTTAGTGATATAACTGGATCTAATGGTGTTGTTACTGCTATTTTTGAAGAGAGGTTAGACGATCTTGAAGATTCAAATGTTGCTATTTTAGGTTCAATATCTGATCTGCAAGCTACAGCATCAACAAATAACTCCAGCTTATCAGACATAAGTTCAAGTTATTACCCATTAAGTGAAAGTTATTCAAATCTGAGTGAAAGTTATTCAAACCTGAGTGAAAGTTTTGCATCTTTGAGTCAAAGCTACGCATTGTTCAGTGCCAGTATAGGAAATGGCACCATAAATGTGAATGTTGCTGATGATGCTGAGTTGTTATTTGACGGCGACACTTTGATGACGGATGCCGATGTTTATATCTCGGGTTCGGGCAACAATCTTTATTTACACGGAACAAACGATCAAGGCTTGCCAGCTAAGTTTGAGTTCTCTATTGTAAGTGGAAGTACATTCATATCGGAAGTTCCTCACACTGATTTCGGTGATTCGGTGGATGATCCTTGGTTCAAATTTGATGGAGATACATTATTGACCCACGCAGATATATACGTCTCGGGCGCTAACAATTATCTATATTTAAATGGTACTGACGAGAACGGTGATTACGGAATATTCTACTTTGATATTGTTGATGGTCGAGTGATCGTCAAACAAACAGGATCCATTTAGGACATAGAAGTTTTTTAGTGACTATTTATATTGTGCAAATGCACTTTTTGGAGGATAATATAAAATGGCAAGTCCAAGACTTAGAAGAAAAAGAAGAATGGCTCGTGCTGAAGCCGCAGGTCACGTATCATCAGAACAACAACCTAAAGTAGAAGAAGTTGTTGAAGTAGTAGAAGAGGCTTGCGAAGTAGAAGCAGAAGACTGTGAAGTTGAAGAGTGCGAAACTCATGCAGAAGAAAAGTCTTCCGCCAAAAAAGCTTCTAAGAAAAAACCAACCGCTAAGAAGAAGTCAAGTGCTAAGAAAGATAACTAAATCTATCATTCTAAAAGAGGCTCTCAAAGTTGATCCTACTGCTTCTATTCAAGCACTGTATGATATAGTAACTTCTATTAGGACTTCGAATAAGAGAGACTCAAACAGGGTCTCGTTGGCAAAAGAACATCTACGCTCAATTAAGAGTCATATGAGGTCTCTAAATGAGCGTGTAAACTCCTTAGAGGAACAAATAAAACTTATAAACGAGGAAAAATAGAATGGGTGGCGTTGCTGGTCACATGGACCATCTCTATGATAATAGAGATCTTACTTTCGGTGAGATGAAAGAGATTATTCGTGCGGCAGCAAATGCTGAATTGACCGCTGAAGAAAAAGTAGACGGTCAAAACTTGTTTATATCTTATTCTGTTCCCGAAGGAAAAGCCAAAGGTGCCAGAAACAAAGGAAATCTTAAAGCTGGTGGACTTGATGCATCAGGTTTGGCTAAGAAGTTTGCTGGTCGAGGTGGTCTAGAAAAGGCTTTTACAGGCGGCTTTGATGCTTTTGAGAAGGCAGTAGAATCACTATCAGATAAAGAGAAAATAAAAGCATTTGGACCAGATGCTAATATTTGGTACAACTCCGAAGTGATGGATCCTGGAACTGAAGGAGATCCTAACGATCCAGGGTCAATAAATGTAATCAAATATGACAACAAAACACTAAAGATACATGGTGTTGGTCACTTTGTATTTAACAAAGAAACTGGAGAAAAAGAACCTATACCAGAGGGCTCTCTTGAAGTCATTGATAACGCATTAGAAAGAATGCAGGCTTATCTGGGTAAAACAGGTAGCAAATACAAACTTGCCAGGCAGGCTATTATAAATCTTCAAAAGCTTGAAAATGAAGAAGTTCTATCTAGTTCGATTGCATTGATCAATAGACAGATGGCTGACAACGGACTAAATGATAGTTCAACAATGGAAGACTATATGTTTACTAGGCTTCTAAACGGCATGGAATCAGAACTTCCAGATGACACCAGAAGAGAGATTGTCAACTATTTGATGAAACTTCCTGGTAATATAGGCCTAAGGGCACTAAAAAAAGGATTATCACAAGAAGATTTGTATGATCTGAACAGTGTTATCGCAGCTAAGAAATCTTTATTATTACAAGCTATTGAGCCACTTGAGAATATTATACACGATTTTGCCGTGGCTCTCCTAAGAGGTCTTAATAGTGTATTTATCGCTGATAATGATAAAGAAGTTATAAGACTCAAAGAAGAACTAGCCCAAGCCGTTAGAGAAATTACAGCAAGAGGTTCAGAAGATCCTGCGGCTATGGAAGTTATGCAGCGACACCTGAACAAAATAAAAGATTTCTCTCAGATAACAACTCCTGTTGAGGCTATTGTTTTTGATTATAACGGGCACACATATAAGTTTTCAGGTAATTTTGCTCCATTGAATCAGATACTCGGAATGTTTAAGTATGGAATGGGTACAAAACCTATGTTGTCTAGCGAGACTCCTGCGGCGACAAATGAAAGTATTCAATCTTACAAAAATATTCTAACCGAAGATGAGGATAATATTAAGAGGGAAAAAGCAAAACAATTTGTCTTATCGCTTCCCAAATTTGTTCCAACTGAGGCTTGGGGTGATCCCAAATCTATGGAGAGACAGCAAATTCAAAAAATATTTGATACTGTTGGTGGCGGTGCAACCATTCAAGAAAAACTTACATTTCTAAACGACAGTATAAATAACCCAAAGGGAGGCATTAGATCCCCCAGAAGAATCATTAGCACTTTGATTTTATTAGAGTCTGTTAAGGCTGTTGTTGAGTCTTTTGGGGAAGCTCCCGCTGGTTTCGTTTTTGAAGGCTTTATGGCTGGATTACTTCGTGGTCAACAGGTAGCCGGTAGAACTGAAAAGGGTAATCTTCCTATTCAAGATTTGATTGCTTTCTCTGAACTTGAGGGTGGTAAGGCTGTACCTGTAAGTCTCAAACTATTAAAAGGTTTAGCACCAGGAAAAAAAGGAAAGATAACAGATATTGAAGGAAGTTATACTAATCTCATAGATGCACTAGAAGAGTTTGGACTTATGGTTTACATCGTTGGTAGAAAAGATGGTGAAAAGATTGTCCTTGAGAAATTTACTTTTACTAGGGATAATTTTATTGACGCTTTGATTACCGGCGGAAAAGGTGGATTAGTAAAAGAGGCTGATTTGTTCTTGTTGCCCGGTATGAATCGTAAACAATCTTTAAATAAGATACGCTCTGCCGAAAACTGGGGTGTCCAATATGAATTACTTCAACAAACCGCTGGATATGACCCTAAAGAACGTGCTCGTAAACTTTCTAACAAAGAAAAGGAAGAAAAAGTAGCTATTACTGATGAGGTGCCTGATGGTGAAGATATACAGCCTGATGCAGAACCTGCTAACAAAAAAGAGTATCAATATTCTGTAGCCGAATGCAGAAAAATGTGGGATGATTTACAATTAATAAACGAATCGTTATTAACAGAATCATCTCAGAGGCAATGGTCAATTAGTCCATCGCAACTAAAGAAAATTGCTCCGATGGTTGATTATGAAGCTCTGGGTTTTCTTCCTTATAGTTCTGATAGAATTGTAAATGTAGCAGTACAATATATGGATTTCTTGTCTGATAATCTTCAGAGAGTTTTTGATGCGACTTCTAAATTGGCTGACAGTGTAAATAATTACTTCACTTACCGCAAAAGAAGCGATGCTATTGGTGCTGGTCAAAACGCTATTGATCAATCTAAAATTGTTGCCGATGAAATGTCACAACAGGTCACAAAAGACTCAAGCGAGCCAGGACGGAGAGAAGATATAACAGAATCCGAGTCCTCTGGTAAGCGTATAGCTTTATTCCCCGGTAAGTTCAAACCACCTCACCGAGGACACTTTGATTACGTGAACCAGATTGCTAAACGCTCTGATGTGGATGAGGTTATTATTCTTATTTCTCCCGTCGATTTCCCAGAGGTTACCAACGAGCAGTCGTTGGCGATTTGGAAAGAATACCTTAAAAATGGAGAGCCAAACATCACTGCAAAGATTGCAGACTACAGAAGTCCCGTACAGGCTGTCTATGAGTTTGTAGCTGATCCAGTGTCAGCTAGAGATGGAGACACAGTTCTTCTAGTCAAGAGTAGCAAGGATGTTGGGGATACTCGATTCAATAGAGCACAACAGTATGCTGATAAATATAACCCAGGTTTAACAGTTGATGATATCGTCGAGGATCCAGTCCAATCAGAAGGCGGTATTGTTTACAGTGCTCGTGATATGAGAAAAGCTATTAACGATGGTGATAGAGAAACTTTCTTATCTTATGTTCCGCCAAGTGCAGACGCTGATGCTCTCTGGAGTACTTTGACAAAAAAGGAAGAGAGTTTGGACAGCTTAATTGATGATGCTATTGAAGAAATGAGCACGATGGCTGGTGGTGCTGTTGGCGGATACTCACTTCCATTGGGTGCAAAGCCTGTCTATCCCAAGGGAAACAAAAGAAAAAACAAGAAACCTAAAGTAAATCGTGGAAAACGCCAAAGACGGAGATAATTATAAGACTATGACTATTCTTGATCGTAAAACTATCGTCGCTGAACAACTTATTAGAGAGTATGTTCGTGAGCGCCTACAAACTAGGATTACTGAGATGGCTAAGAATGAAGCTAAACTCAGAGCCTCTATCCGTCAACTCCTTATTACTGAAGCTGAAACTGGGACAGAAGAGCCAAGCACTTATACTGGTATTAATGTTCTGGCTGATTTGCTGAAGAATATCATTCCAACTATTCAAGATGACTATATGATGCTCACAACATCCAAGGAGCAAAGAGATTCTTTTAGAAACCATCTCGTACACGCTGTCAAAAACTCCTTAAGACCTATTGAAGTAACTGCTCAAGCTGAAGAAACTGAGGAAATGGGTGAAAGTGTTGTATTTGAAATTGATGCTGATGTATTGACAGAGAAAGTATCAATTGATGCTGACGTTGATGAGCCAGGTCTTGATGCTCCTGAGTCAGCAGATGAGTTCATTGATATCGATAAAGAAGAAGAAAAAGATGATTTCGTATCAATCGAAGATCAGAATGAAACAGGTCGTAACTTTGCGGCAGAAACATTTAAAAGAGTAGAAAAACAAGTTGTAGATGCTTATGATATGCTAGCAGATGATCAAGATAGAGATATGTTCTATGACTACTTGGTTACTAACTTGCTTTTGTATTTCGATAAGTTCGAGTCAGATTTAGCTACAACTCTCCCAGATGTAACAACACCAGAATATGAAGAAGAAAAAGATTCAGTTCAAGCAGTTGATAATGAAGAAGAAACTCCAGATCTTGGTTTAGATTTATAAAAAAATCTATTTTTACCCTTTACACTTACTGCTCCGCTTGTATAATGACTTAACAGTTTTAACAGCTAATAAAAAACCTTTTTTCTACTTTTCTTACTTTTTCTTAGCTTTTCTAGCTATTAACAGTTATTAACAGCTTATTAGATAATATTTATGAATAAATTAACAACTATTACGTGTTGTTGTATAGTATAACATATGGGGGTAAACGGTATCGATTGATGGGGAAGTAAAAACGGTGCAAGGGTGAGGGAAGCGTGGCTCACTAAAAACGCTTAACTTCTAATCGCAAACGACGATTTTCTTTTAGCACAAGCAGCTTAATAACCTGACTTGTCTTGAGGCGGTAGCAGCCAAGAAACAGAAAGCTACATCCGAAGATCTAAAATGCTTTTGATTATTTTTGCGAATAAAAGAAAAAAAATGATCTAGTCAAGTGGGTTGTCTGACGATAAAAACAACCCCAACCTTGTGAATGACCCTTTTATGAAACTAGACAAGACGGGAGTTCGATTCTCCCTACCTCCACCAGCCGCCTTCGGGCGGCTTTTTTATTACTTTAAGTAACCCTTCAGAACTAGTTATTTAAACATACCAATTGGTGAATAAATGAAGAAAACTATTATCTTAGATACCAACGTATACCTTACAGAGGTTAGTTCTATATTAGCATTTGGCAAAAATAATATTGCAATACCAACCATAGTCCTCGATGAAATCGATAAACATAAACATCGGCAGGATACAGCAGGTCTTAATGCCAGAACTATGAACCGCCTCTTAGATAAACTCAGATCAAAAGGTAGCTTAATGGATGGAGTATCACTCGGTCGTGGCAAGGGTGAAATATTCGCTGCTCATTTCGATGAAAAGTATATGCCACCAGGAATGAAGACAGATGATTCGGATAATAAGATTATCGCTATTGCGTTAAGACTAATAGAGAAAGATCATATTGTTGAGGTTGTATCTAGAGACCTTAATATGAGAGTGAAGTGCGATGCACATGGGATCAGATGCCAAGATTATCAGCCGCAAAAAGTCATCAAATCAGTAGATAGTTTGTTTTTAGGAACACAAGAACTAGAAGTTGAATATGGTGTTATAGATAGATTTTATAGTGGCGAGCCTTTTTGTTTGGAAGAGCAAAAAGTAAAATTATATCCCAACCAATTTCTATTACTAAAAAACAAAGAGGCAAATAAATCTGCTATTTGTAGATTTACTGATTATCAAACACCAATAAGAAAAGTAAACAAATACAAAAAGATATGGGGTCTTGGAGCAAGAAACAAAGAACAACAATATGCAATGGACCTTTTATTTGACAGAAATATTCATATAATGTCCTTGACAGGTCCCGCAGGAACTGGTAAGACGCTCTTGGCAACTGCTTGCGCACTGGAACAAGTAATTAATACAACTTCCGCCAGTGGTGGTTATGATAAGCTTATTATTACTCGACCAGTGCAGCCAATGGGCAGAGATATCGGCTTCCTGCCTGGGACTCTTGAGGAGAAGATGCTTCCTTGGATTGCCCCTATTCGTGATAATCTAGAGCATTTATTTGGTGATAGAACAGCTTTGGATATGCAAGTAGAACAAGGGACTATTGAAATCGAAGCTATGACTTATATCCGGGGACGTTCGATCGCTAATGCTTTTATGATTGTTGATGAAGCTCAGAACTTAACAGCACACGAATTGAAGACTATAATAACAAGAGTAGGGCACGGAACTAAATTGGTTCTCACAGGAGATATACAGCAAATCGACAACTCTTATGTTGATTCAGTATCAAATGGTCTTACACACGCTGTTGAAAAGTTCAAGGAGTATGGCATCGCCGGTCATGTAACCCTAACCAAGGGTGAGAGATCAGAGTTGGCAACATTGGCATCGGAGATTTTATGATCCTCAGGGAATACATTGAAGAGAAAATAAAAAACACCACTAAACATTTCAAGTTTGGTAGTGTCAATGTTCATCAAGTAGATGATTCAATGGACTTCACTCCTGTTTTCAAAGAAATTGAAAAACATTTTCCATCCCATTATTTCAAAGACTTGGGCGGCGTTGAAATAGCTCACCGAAAAGAGTTTGATGATAGAGATATATCAGCCTTTTACAAGGATGATTGGCTATACATAACAGATAAACAAGATGACTTAGCTGATTTGATGGATGACTTAGTTCACGAAATGGCTCATCATATTGAGGTTGTTTATGGCGATATTATATATTCAGACGGTGAAATTGAAAAAGAGTTTCTACTGAAAAGAAAAAGACTAGAATCCGAACTTAAGGCAGAGGGTTATTGGACACAAGAGTATGATTTTAAAGATCTAACTTATAATAGGAGTTTGGATAACTTTCTCTATAAAAGAGTCGGACCCAATATGTTAAAACTGACTACAGCTAGTGATTTCGTTAGACCATATGCTTCTATTTCACTGCGAGAATATTTCGCTACAGGTTTTGAAGCATATTATTTAGGAAAAAAAGACTTGCTTTTTAAGCTATGTCCTGTATTATATAACAAGATAGATGAACTTCACAACTTATAGTTGGAAGGAAGGTTATATTGGCTGGAAAACATATTTCCTATTCGGAGTGGAAGAACTGGCATATTTGCCCTCACTACCACAAACTAACTTACATTGATAAAGTTAAGCAGTTCGAAGGCAACATTTTCACTGCCTTTGGAAAAGCGATTCACACCGTTTGTGAACTTACTTTGACTTCTCCCAAAAAATATAGAGGTCCTGGAGTAATCGACGCATTAGTTAGAGATCAATTCCTCAAAGAATTGAAAGCCTTGCCTGATAATGAGCAACTACGAGCCAAGCGTGATTTCAAACTCAAAGAGTGGCTTGTAAATGGTCTAGATATTATTCCTGACCTTTATCGCTGCTTGGTGGACAAGTTCGGTAAGCTCGGCGAGGACTGGGAAGTTCTTAGAGCAGAGGAACATTTATATGTTCCTATTACGGAATTCAAGGAAGCAGACAAAAAATTCAAAGGATTTATTGACCTTGTTGTGTATTCAAAGAAAGATAAAAAGGTTCACTTGATTGATTGGAAAACTTGCTCCTGGGGTTGGAAGCGTGAAAAGAAGAGCGATAAAATAATGGCATATCAGCTTGTTTTTTATAAGCATTTTTATTCTCGTAAGTATGAAGTAGATCCAAAAGATATAGATTGTCATTTTGTTTTGCTTAAGAGAACAGCCAAACCAGGAAAGAAAGCAGAGTTTGTTAGAGTGACGGCAGCTAAAAAAAGAACCTCTGACGCACTTAACGCTCTCGTTAAAGCATTGCATAATATCAATAAAGAAAACTACATCAAGAACAGAACTGCATGTGTAGACTGTAAAGATCGTTTTGGTACTTGTGAGTTTTATAGAACAGAACACTGTAAATAGGGGTAATATATGACCAAGAAAATAAAACTACTAACACTAAGCGACCATCCTTTACTGCCGTCAGGTGTTGGTCTACAAACAAGGTATATGATCGAAGCCCTTGTTGAGAGTGGTAAGTTTGAGGTCTTCTCTTTGGGCGGTGCTATTACCCATCCAAACTATAATATTATGAAGATGAACGACAACTGGCGTATTCTTCCTGTTGATGGTTATGGGGATAAGCAGAAAGTTTTATCAATTATTAAAGATTTCAAAGCAGATATGCTTTGGTTTATGACCGATCCAAGATATTACGAATGGTTATGGATGTTTGAGGATGATATCAGACAAAATATACCGATGATCTATTATCACGTTTGGGACAATTATCCGTTCCCAATGTATAATAAGCGACTTTATGATTCGAATGATGTCATTGTTACAATATCAAAAGTAACAAGTGATATTGTCCAGAATGTTTCTCCTGATGTCCAAGAAGTATATTTACCTCATGCTGTCCCAGTAAAAGACTTTAGTAAGATAACCGAGGCACAAAAGCAACAGATACTGGATAATAATCCAGCATTGCAAGATAAGTTTATATTTTTCTGGAACAACAGAAATGCCAGAAGAAAACAGTCAGGAAGTCTAATCCACTGGTTCTCAGAGTTTTTGAATCAAGAACACATAGACAGAAATAAAGTGTGTTTGTTGATGCACACAGACACATCTGATAAACACGGTCAACCACTTGAATATCTTGCTGAAACTTTCAACGTAAATAACGGTGAAGTTATCTTCTCCAAGAACAAGTTACCATCTAGTGAACTTGCCAATCTTTACAACATAGCGGACTGCACAATCAATATTTCAGATGCTGAGGGTTTTGGACTAGCAACATTAGAATCACTATCAACAGGTACTCCGATTATTGTCACTATGACTGGCGGCTTACAAGAACAAGTGACAGACGGTGAGAACTGGTTTGGCATTGGTATCGAGCCAGCTTCTAAATCACTCATAGGTTCTCAACAAGTTCCTTACATATATGAAGATCGTATTTCTAAGGAAGATTTTATTGCTGCCTTGAATAAGATGTATGAAATGCCAAAAGAAGAACTGATTGAAATGGGCAATAAGGGTCGTGAGCACGTTCTCAAGAACTACAACTTTGAGGACTACAAGACATCTTGGGTAAATCTCCTACAAGAGATTCACCAAAAGTACGGATCTTGGGAAGAGCGAAAAGAATACAAATCCTGGAAGGTTATCGAATTATGACGGCAAAAAAGAAAATACTTATAATGGGATCTGTCTGTAATATTAGCGGCTACAGCGAGCACGCCAGAATGTTTGCAGATGCATTCCTAGAAGATGACAACTTCGAAACGTACATTATAGATCTTCAGTGGTCTAATACAACTCGAAGCAATGTCTACGAAAAGAAGTATGCAGAGTGTATTGAAAGATCTCAGTTATATTTGCGTTATTTACAATCTACCAATACTTCTATGAATGACGGCTTTGACTGCTGTTATCAAGTACGTCCTCCAAATGAGTTCCAGCGGGTTACTGATTATGATATAGGGGTGACGGCTGCTCTAGAAACTGTGGCTGCACCTGCTGAGTGGATTGAGAAGTGCAACCTTATGAAGGAGATTATAGTAGTCTCTGAGCACGCTAAGAAGAATCTAGAAAATGCTGTGGGTGATAACGGTGAAAAGATTACAGCGCCTGTGAGCGTTATCCCGTTTTACAACAATCTGCCGGCTATTGCTGACAGGGAAAAATTTACGGGGTATGAAGACGTAACAACCACTAAAAACTTTTTGTGTGTATCACAAGTTGCACCAAGAAAAAATCTTCTCGATATGGTTGTCAACTTTGTGGAAGAGTTCAAGGACGACGAAGATGTTGGTCTTATCCTGAAAAGTTATATTCAAAACAACAGTAACATTGATCGTTTTGAGACATCAAAAAATATACAGGCATTTGTAAACTCTGTAACTAAAGATAAGAAATGTAAAGTTTATTTATTACACGGTAATATGACAGAATCAGAGATTGCCTCACTTTATGATAATGAGTTTATCAAGGGATATGTCACAACAACTCACGGAGAGGGTTTCGGTATTCCAATCTTCAATGCCGTATGTTCAGATATCCCAGTCATAGCTCCATCTTGGTCTGGGCATCTTGACTTCTTATCTGCCCCTGTAACTAACGAGGTAAGCAAAAAAACAAAGACAAAGAACCTATTTCTTAAAGTCTCTTACCTTATTGATAAAGTTCAAAAAGAACATATTATGCCAGGACTAATCAATGAGGGAGCAAAATGGGCATACCCAGATATGAAATCTTTTCGTAAGAATCTTAGGTCATTAGCAAACTCTAGAGGAATACACAAAAAAGATGCTGAGTTATTAGGCTCTCATATTAGAGAAACATTTACTAGACAAAACGTATTCCAAAAAATATTAGATTCATCGTCTAATGTCAATAGTGTTTCAAATATAAACGTAGAAGATACTAACAATCTAGCTATCCAGGCGGTGCAAAGTAATACGGTGATGATGAATATCGGTAATCACATTAAGAATATATCGGAGAAAAAACAATGAGTTTGTTAGATCTAGGAATCGTACAGATCAGTAGTGGGGATACAAAAAGAAAAGATCTACTATTATCAAAGATTATCCCATTGAGCGTAGAGGTTTCAAGCGGCAACTATACTTTAGTTTCTAGTCACAATGATGAAATAAAAAACCTGGTTGAGGAACTAGGTGGCACCTTTTCGACTTATACTGCTTGGGAGCGAGATATGTCGAGAAAATGGAGACAAGGGATTGCAACCAGGAATGAGGAATGGATATGTCTTCTTGGGGATGATATACTTTTGCATGATACTTGGTTATCTGAAATGACGGATTTTCTCAAAGATAGGGAACCTGGTCAATATGGTTTCCGACTAGTTGATGAAAACAATAATCGTCACGAGTTTGGAGAAGACTGGATTCAGTTTCCAGATCCAGTTAGAGGTCAACCACATCGTGGATTAGAATATAATATTGAAACTGGTGAAATCGAGCAATCTGAAACAGCATACGTTGCTAACTGTGTGGTTCATAGAGATGTTCTAGCCAAAGTAGAGCCCTTCGGGTTATTTCAGTTATGCCCAGATGTAATGTGGAGTTTGGCTATTAGAGATTATGGTTTCCCTATATCTTTCAACCCCAAAGCAGGAGCTTATCATCTCGGCAACAGAGACGATAACAGATAAAATTATACAACATACAAATATTTGAATATAATAAAACACAAGGAGTAAAAAATGAAACTATCACCACAAGCCGTAGGCGCTCTTTTGATGACATTACAAAAGTGCCTATCAGAACAAATAGACATCACTGAGTTATTGACTGATTGGGATCTAAAAGTAGAAGACGATCTAATCTATGTTCTAAATGCTCCAACTGTTTCTGTTGATACTGAAGTGACCGAGACAAAGAATAAGTTTGAAGTAGAATAGATGCCATTATACCACTACATCTGTAATGAGTGTGAGAAGGATTTTGAGCTTCGACACAGTTATGGCGCAAAAAATGTAGTGTGTTATTATTGTGGGTCTGATTCTGTACAAAGAAATCTTGGAAACAGAATCAATATTTCAGTAAAACGTTCCGATAAGCCAGCAAAAGTTGGACACGAAGTAAACAAAGCAATAGAAGAAGGCAGAGCAGATTTAGAGAAAGCGAAAAAAACTTTATCAAAAGAAAGGAAAAAAGATGAATAGTACGATCATTACTTTACTTTTGATAGTGTCAGTAGTAACTAATGTTATTCTTATGTGGTACTGCCGCAATCTTATAAAATTCATCAGACTAACAACTGATGATATGACGAACCTTTATGAGTCAGTAGATTCATTTAAAGAGCACCTAACAAGAGTATACGGTCTAGAAACCTTTTATGGTGACCAGACGTTGAAATCCCTTTTAGATCACACTAAGCAACTTAGCACTGATGTTGGAGATTTTATTGAAGTAAACCAAAATCTAATATATGGAGAAGAGGATGCCTAAGCGCTCATCTAAAAAGAATCATTATTTCACCAAGGTAACAGAGCAAGCAATTATAGATTATTGCGCAACAGACAATCTAAACATAAGAACTCAGTTATATGTTGAACATATTCAACCTGCCTTCAATGAGTTGGTTACAAAAATTGTTTACACTTATAAGTTTACGTCCCTTGAAAATATTGATGTCTTGAAAGAGGATTGTAAGGTTTGGCTCACAACCATTCTTGGAAAATTCGACCCAACCCAAGGAACTAAGGCATTTTCTTATTTCTCCGTTGTTACGAAAAACTGGTTTACTCATAAAGCAAAGCAACAAACAAAGAAAAACCGTCGAGAGATCGAATATGATTCAATGATACGTGAGATAGAAGCGGTATCATCAGGTGAGAATGAAGACTTGTTCGATGAACAAGAAGATCGTGAGTTTTGGCAGTTTTTGCTGGTAGAAATAAAAAGCTGGGAAAATCCTAACCTTAAGCCAAACGAGCAGAAGGTTTTAGATGCAATACTAACACTTATGAATAATGTCGATCAGATCGAAATCTTCAATAAAAAAGCAATATATCTTTATATGCGTGAGATAACAGGTCTGAATACAAAACAAATCGTAAGCTGTTTGAACAAGATGAGAGAAAAGTTTCGAACCTTCAAGAGTAAGTGGAACGAGGGAGAAATAAAGTAACCTCCTACTTATTGTATGAAAAAGAATTTAGAATCTCTCATCGAGCAAGCACTTGATAACATAAACAAAGATAGACAAGTCACAGAAGACTTGTTAGCTAACTTACAAGAACATATGTCAGTATCTCAGGATCGCTACTCTGACAGCGGTCCTGTTGCTGCTAAATTTGTTGAGACTTTACAGAGAAGTAATGAGCAGTTGGTAAAACTTGCTACTTTGGTTTATAAAAAGGAAACAGTATCTAAACAAGAAGGTTTAAGCGAAGAAGATAAGAACCAGTTGTTTGATCTCCTAAACAAGGAGTAGCGTATGTCTAAGATAATAAGAGACGAAACATCAGAAGAGTCTTCTCCTGTAACCATTAATGATAAGCACTATTCACTCGGTCGTGATGATGGCGAGACATTGCTTAGTAGAGTCACTTCTGATTATATCAGAAAGCATGGAAAATATGAAAATAATACTGGTCCAACTGCTAGAATATTAAAACAATTAACCTCTGAACCTGCTTGGTATGAAAAACTAGGAGCAAGTCTTAGTTTGACAGATAGGTCAGACAGGGTATATCTTTGTAGGATGATTAGTGATCATAGAACATCTTGTTTGGTGGAGCCTTTATCTGCTGATGACAATGTGATGAGTTTGCCTTATCCTAAGTTTATTTTACCTGGAGACTCAAGTAATTCAGGTATCAAATTAAATCCTGGTAATATTGTCAGGGTTCGAATGGATGATAATCATACAATGTTCACTTGTGGTATAGCTGGAACCATAGAACACATTATTGATACAAACGTAACTTTAGAACAGGATTTATCAAACTGCGGTACTATTATTCCAGGTCCTGGTGGCAGCCCACGATCAACAGTAGAGCAAAGTTGTTCAGGTACTTCAAGATCAGGTCGAGGTCGAGCAATAAAGATGGCGAATACTAAACCACCTAGACCAGCAAGAGGTGAGTACCCCAAAAGTCCAATAACTGGCTTGAGAGCAAACTCAAGTCCCCCTACAATAAGAAGGGACGGACCCTATGAAATACCTAGAATAGGTAGAGTTAATTCTGGGTTCCCAGTAAGGAATGACGGTGTAACAGCACATAAAGGGGTTGATTTTAGGACTACAGTTAACGGTGTAGTATCAATTGGCGCACCGATTAAGGCTGCTCTGGATGGTACTGCTATAATAGGAGAAATCAATGGGTATGGGTATGTTGTCGCTATAAAACATACAGCTTACAAAGCGGATACACCTGACAGTACATTCTGGACATTTTATGCTCATATGTTACCCCATGGGAGAATCACAGGTCCCGTAAGAGCAGGGCAGGAAATAGGAAAATCAGGAAATTCATCAGGTCAAGGTGGTTTCACCTCCACTCCTCATCTTCACTTCGAAGTAATATATGATAATAACCCCAGTTGGACAAAAGTAGAAGACGTTATTACTGGCGGTGCTGTTGATCCAATAACTGACTTTCTCTTCAACAGATTTGAGAAAAAATAATGCCTAGAAGACCAACAAATACACAGACATATTTGATTAGCAGTAAAGAAAGACAACTCAAGTTTAATCCTGGGGCTGTTGAACTACATCAATCTGGATTTGGAAATACTCCAATGCTTGAGGCTGTACCCATCTTCAATGCAGCAAAAAACGAAAAAGTAATATCAGGTGAAGTAAATGCATATATTACTTTTGGTAAAGACCGTCCTGGAGGTTTAGATACAGGCTGGGGAGCAGAAGGAAGAAAGACTGGTGCTAGTAGGATCGATCTAATCGCAGGACTGAGCGGTATAACAGCAAAAGAAGCAGATCAAAACGGAGAAGAAGTAGTAACCAGTCCCAATACCAGCCTAGACTCAGCGAGGATCTATATTACACAACAAGCAAAAGATATTGATTCAGAAGAATATTTCCACCTCGCCGATGGTAAGGTCGGAAAAGTCTTGAATGAATCAGCCATTGCAATCAAAGCGGATTCAGTTAGAGTTATCGGGAGAAGAGGAATAAAGATTGTAACAGGCTCAGATAAATACTCAGGCGGATCAGGTTTTTATGTAGGTGACGATATGCCTGGTATTGACCTAATAGCTGGAAACAATGATAAAGATCTTCAACCTATGGTAAAGGGTGACGACTTGCAGAAGGCTCTATTAGAAATGGATTCAATGCGTAAAGATTTATTTGAGTTTATAACTTTTGTCTTTAAGCTTCAATTAAAACACTTATCAATAACCCTACCTAATCCATACATGGCTTCCTCTATTCCAACTCTTATACAACATCTTGGCAAAGACGGAGTAGAAACAGTTTATAAGATGGCTGCTCATTCTTTCAAAGCAGCTATATTTAGATATAACATAGGGGCACCATCAAAAGAGCCACTGATGAATATCGCTCGCTCTGTATTACCACCAGCTTACGACTTTAGAAGTAAGCATAATAATGTGAACTAGAAGATATGAGTATTAATAGGCAACAAAAAAACATCATCAACCCATATGTCTTAGAAGACATAGAATATGATTTTATATCGAATAAGAGAAACTTGTTCGTTATCAGCGCAGTTCACGAATACTATTTGTTTTCTCACAACTTTTTAGCCCAAGGGAAAGAGTTGAAGTTATCTGTGCAAGAGTTGAATGCACTTGGTATCGAGAAGAATACTCCTAATATTATTATAACAGGAACTGATCTTAGAGCCTATTCTTTTTTATACCCTCAAAACTGTAATATGATTGATGACGGGGACTCTGTATCTTTAGAACTGATAAGTGATGAACTTGCTAATCAAAAACTATCCTTACTAGTGAATAAACTAGATGATAAAGGACAACTTAGTCTGTACACTACAAACTCTTCACCAACAGCAATACTTCCAGAGAATGTAAATAGTACTTCTATAACAACGGCTTATACAAAATTGATAGCAATATTGCCCTGCCATTCTTCAGATTATATAAGTTTGATATACAAATCTATTGAAGTACAGCAGGATCCTCGACTAGATGACTATCAAAGCATTGAACAGTTATCATTATCTGTGGTTGCTTCATCTTATGTCAATAATGATGAAAATGTGGACATATATGACTGGCGCTCAAACTGTGAGCCAGGAACAGAAACAAATAAAATATATTACAACAGTGTAGATGACAAGTTTTATTTTACAGAAAGGACAGATATAGCTTCAAGTCAGTTATTTGACCAAGGGTACTGGTCTCAACAAGGTCGTGATAACGCATCTCAAGAGATGATTGCAGCTATAAATAAGGGCGTTAGTGAGATATTGAAATATACTGGTCGCTTTTCCTCAGCCAATTTGAATAGAATTCTTTCTGGGGGTATCGGCGATCTTACAGATAATAATAAGATAAACTTCTTAACTCATCTAGATGTCCGCCCAGGTTCAAGATGGATATATGCTGTACGGGTACCAAGAAGTTTGGTAGAGTCTGTCTCTGCAAATAATGATGTTTTTGTGTCTTATGACGAATTTGAACTAACACCTTTAGAAAAAGCACAGGTATTGCTAGATTCAGACAAGAATAAAGCCATAAACAAACGAGCCGTAAAAGCGGAAAACTTAGTTGTTCACTTACCCAGAGTGACTAAGACTTTGTTCACATATGCAAAACAACTTCAAGAAGAAGAGATTCAACCAGAAGATCTATTAGGTATTGATTTAGGGAAAGAAATTAGAACAATTGACGGCTTTATAGATGACTTAGCTCTTGCCTGTATATACAACAAAGTCCGCTTAGATGATGAAGATATATTAGAATTTGCTCTTACAAGCGAATATGAGCTAGAATATTTTACATTCAATGGGTATTTGATGACTAGGGGTATTGGTAATAAAGATTTCTACCCTCAAAGTCAAGAAGATTTAGAGACGAATAAGGCGCAGAAGATACTTAACACCTTTTCAGATTCAACTCCAACAACATTTAGCGCTGTATATAATAGCCAAAAAATCTATAACGATTATAGTATTGTAGATGAGGACAACCTAAAGCCTTGGTTAGAGTTTTTTAGTGATTATCTGTATCCTTCTGTAGAAATATCCGCCGAGAAGATTAGGAGGAAATCTGCTAGTTCAAAATCAAATGCTCGTCGTCGAAGAAGAAAAAACATATTTACAAAAATATCTCAACTTGCAAGAGAAGGAAAAGATACAGAGGACTTCTATCGGCGCATCAACACCAGTAGAAACCCATACTACCAAATAGGTCGTGCTATAACAAGTCTTGATTGTGATACAGGTCAAGCCGAGGCTTTGAAAGACGTATTGAAGTTGTGGTCTCTGATGGATTCAAGGATATCAATAAGAGGTAAAATTAGAGAAGCAATACTACTTCTCAGGGACGAAGTAATTAAAGATTCAGTAACCAGATCTTATTTGACGCAGGCTCTACAAGCAGAAGAGAACCCACAACTTTTTATACGTGATTTAGAAAAACAAATAAATGAACAAATATTTTGCAGTCTAGATGTGCTTGGTAATGTTATAGAGACGTCTTTCTTAGATCCCAAGGATATGAACCCTACAAAGAAAGCATCTGGCTCTACTGCTGCATCAAAAGCTCCTTCCCCTCTAAAAGTAGAACTCAAAGTTCCAAAGGGGTGGAAAGGTGTTCAAAAAAGTTTATTCTCAAAAGATACAGACTTATATGAGGATTTGATAATCAAGATAGTTACTGCTTATCTTAAATCAGTCGCTGTAGGTATTGGTAAAGACGTTATCAAGGCAGCACTAGGCTGTGGACCAAACAATAATAGATCCGACACACTGGATGATGCTCTTAGAGACTTAAAGTATGGTCTTTTAGATTTGAATGAATATGTTGAAGATCTCGACCTAATTGAAATTGCAAAAAGTGTCGATCTTGTAAATGTAAGCAGAGTTCAGGTTGATGGATCTGAGCAGGTAACTAAGACCGATCCTACTAATCGTCAACTTACAGCGCTAATAACAGACGTATCAAATATGTGTACGCCTAAAGAGCTAGATCAACTTGTGTTTGGTTCTGGCGACAATGTCTTGTATGAACTTATTTTAGAGACCGTAACAGATGGTGTAATCAGTTTCCCTATAAACACTGATATTGATCCAAATGGTAACGAAGAAATTATAAAAAGAACAATTGATCCTAATGTGTATGGTTCTTTTGAATTTACAAAGAACAAAATAAAAGACTTCTTTATGGCACTTGGTGATGCAATGAGAGATGAAAATATTGAAGACCTTGTTCAACTTAATATATCTCCACTCGATGCTTACTGTTCAAACCTTGAACCCAATTTAGGACTAGAGAAGCTAGGATTCAGGATAAGTCCAGAACAACTAGAGGCTCAATATGCTAGCATAGCGGAAGACAAAATAAATAAAATTAATGCACTTTGTGATTGGCTAAAAGACTTAGAAAATATACTTCAAGGTTTGCAAGATTTGCTGAATGATCTCCCGATAATGAAGCAATATGAAGAAATCTTAGAATTTATTGCCCTTGTATCAAACTCTTTGTGGGAGTCTTTGACAGATTGGTGGGATGATTTATGGGGAAAAGAGATTGATAATGTTTCTTCACCTGTTTATAACTTATATCTTACAAGATTTGGTAAAGATCTTTATTACACAATTAGAAGTCTTATTTCTAAAAAAATTATGATCGCTTCAATGCGCCGTGCTTCTGGAGATGACGGTTTTATATATGCAGTCCCATCAAGCCTCAGATATACACCCCCCTTAGGCAACCCAGTAAATAATAATATACCAAGAAGACTTACCCCAACAAGCTCCAGGTCTCCGGTCTTGTTGCCATACCCTGCACCGCCAACTATTGATGATAATAACTCGGCTTGGTGGCTTGGACCGTTAGATAATCTTGACGCAAGGCCCAAAGATTTTGAATCATCTTACGCTCTAAGGACAGCATCTCAAACTTTAAGGGATCAGATGGTAAAAGCTCAACTCCCTTCAAATGGTGAAGCCGGGGAGCAAGAAGCAAGATGGAATAAGTGGTACGAAGTATTAAACAGTTATCTTAAGGCTACCTTCGTCACTTTCGCTCCAGATCAGTGGATTACAGACTCATCACCTGCTGGTGCCCGTTGTTTGATGTCGGTCGAAAATGTAAACGATCAAGGGGTTC